CCGGATTCGGCGCCGTCACCATCCCGCGATCCGTCGGGATCAGCCCCTCGCACTCGACGAGCACGCCCGGGGTCGTCGGGTCCGCGTCCGGCGCGAATCCGAGCAGCTTGAAGGCGGGCATGATCAGCCGGTGTAGATGTTGAAGCCCGCACCGGCTGAAAGCTCGGTGCGCAGCGTGATGTCCGAGGCCCGCTCACCGCGATTCTCGAACTCGATCACCTCGGTCATCAGGCGGTCGTACAGGCCCAGGTAGAACGTCATCCGCTCCTTGTCCATCATGTAGACGGCTGCCTCGTAACAGGCGCGGTACAGGTACAGGTCCGGGTGCGCAGTGAAAAGGTCGTTGACCTCGCCCGAGATCGCCGGAATCTTCTTCCAGTAGCTGATGCGCAGGTTGCGCGAGACAGTCGGTGCCGGCAGCACCTCGATCTTCGTGCCGCGCAGCGCGAAGAATCGTGGCCAGTTCGATGTGTCCGAACCGTCGTCATCCCATTGTGACGAGCTTTCGCCGACGAACTGCATCGGCCGGCGCGTCGTTCCATCCAGCCAGATGACCCGGTCCATTTCGAGAAAGTCGGTCGGCAGATCCGTGAAGCGGCCGCTCACCGCCAGCGACGCTTCACCCACATACTGCAGAGGCAACCGCAGCACCCGGTTGAACTCCGCTTCAGCGAATGCGATGAACTCGGGAATCTGCGACGCAAGGTCGCTGCGGTTCATGCGATTGGCGACGGCCGCCTGCAGTTCCGCGTAACTCGTGATTGCCATAGGTGCTCACACAAATGAAAAGGGCCGCATATGCGGCCCTTCTGGCTCACTCAACGTGCGCCCAACTTCGGCGCTTGCGTATGTCGCAGATCGTGGCTATGGACACGCCATACCTCTGCGCCATGACCTTCAGCGGCTCTGCGGAGCCTCGAATAGCTCTCACCTTCGATGCGTCAAGCTTGTCGCTGACACCGCGACGGCCCATATTCACGCGCCTGGATTTCACAACATCGCCATTCGACTTTGCCCATGACTTCCTGGACTTGATGTCGCCAACGGTTGATGCACTGACGCCGTACTGCGCCCCGATTTCCGCATACGGCCTCGGATCGGCCCGAATCGCTTTGACTTCGCGCTCTGTCATCTTGGCATGCGGCGATTCTTCCCCGCACGAATATCGAGCCCTGCCTTTTTCGATCTTGTCTCGCATGTTCTGAAGCGCAGAACCTAGAAACAAGTGCTCCGGCTTCACGCATCTTGGGGTATCGCAGGTATGGCAAACATGCATGTACCTGGGGATCGGCGCGTCGTTCGCATGCGACCAACTAAAGCGATGCGCTCTTTGATGCATCTGCCCGGCCGCCTCGCCCTTGAATGCGCCGTACCCGTCTTTATCCGTTCCACCCTTCCATATCCAACAGCCCTCTGACTTGGCCACCAGCATCAACCAGCGCTCGAATGCCGGCCTTCCGATGAACATCCCGACGTGGCGCTGTTGCGCCACTGGCGACCCGTACTTTCGATTGCGTCGCCAGTGGTTAATACATAACCCCAGCGCAATGGCCGGGGCGTCACACTCTTTGATACAACAGATACTGAAGTCCATCTACGTCCGCTCCTTTGATGCCGTGTAGACATCATAGCGCAGACGCGTTTAGACCTCCATATCAGTTATTTGCTAAGCGTGCCGCCATTTGCGCCCGAAGTGTCTTGTAGCCGTAAAGTACATCGAGTCGACATGGAAACTTGTCATTATTGATGTCGTACTGGCGAACGATGCGGATCGAGATGCCGTCGTAGTTCTCCCGCGCGGAGAAGTCGACGCCTTGCGGCATGACCAGGTCAGCGGTCGCGAAGCAGAACGCATCTTTGTGGAAGAGCAGCGACTGCCCGTACGGCGTGCTGGCCGTGCCGGCGATCGTCATCGCCGAGTTGTCGGCAATGGCGTTGCTCACGTTCTGCGTGGCGCCCGATGCGACGATGGCCGGCGCGATCGACAAGTTGCCGTTGCCGCCGGCGTAGTCGGCGGTTACGACGAACTGCTGCAGCGCGCCCGTGGACACCTTCGTCTCCGGATGCACCGAGAACACGCCCGCGAAGGTCACGATCTCGCCCGCGTTGATCGCACCCGTACCGGTGTCGACGCCGATCGTCGCCCCGGTTTGCGTCGCACCGTTGGACAGGTACGAGCCGTTGCCAGCGCCACGCAACTGCTTGCCGAGCATGGTGTGCTCGAAGAAGTCGTAGCCGGCGGTGCGGCCCATCATGCCGTCCCGGTACTGCTGCTTGACCGCCGTCGAATCGTGGAACAGGCCCTTGAGCGCGTCCACCATGTCGACGTTGTCCTGGGTGTTGATCAGCGCCGTCCAGTTGTCGTCCTGCGGCGTGAGGCTGTCGACCATCAGCTTGCGGCCGGCCAGCAGCTTCGCGAAGGTCGCGGCCGAGCCAGCGTTGTTCACCTGCTGGTAGACGTCCTTGCGCATGTTCAGCGCATCGGCCTCCATCGCTGCCGCCAGAACCGCGCAGGCCGGCTCCAGGATGCGCTCGGAAAAGTCGTCCAGCGACAGGGTGAGATCGACCGACGTGAAGTTCAGGTCGACGCCTTTCTGCGTGGCAATCTGCAGCGTGGTGCTGGTCTCGGTGGTGTCTTGCGTGGAGAGCGTCGGGCCCGAGCGGACGACGTACTGGTTCGGCAGCCGGATCTTCAGCGAGTCGCCGATTTTCGCGCCGCTCTTGGCGAACGAGTCGTCGTACTGCCGATTCACGCCGCCGATGAAGCGGCACTTCTGGTGCAGGATGCGCAGCGCCTTGCGGGTGACCGCGGTCGGCGACAGGAGAGTGTTTGCCATGATGATGTTCCGGAAATGAAAAAACCCGCCATGGGCGGGTTCGGGTGGTGGTCAGCGGGGATCAGTGCTTTGCGCGTTCGCGCTTCTTCCGATCCTCAGCGTCTTGCCACTTCATCCAGTCCTTCATCGGCAACTTGTCCGGGTCCACCGTGGAACGTGCCGTTCCACCGGTGATTGTCCGAGCAGGCCGAGCCTCGGTTGTTGGAGTCGGTGTTTTTGCCTGTTTGGCGAGTTGGTCGTGCAGCGCAGCTTTGTGCAGCGCCTTCACCAGCCACGGCACTGCGATCACGCCCTTCAACTGCTCGTAGGACGCGCCCAGTTCCTTGACCGCGAAGTGCGCAAGCTCATCGGCCCGCTGCGGCGACCAGTTGGGGATGTCTCGCTTGTAGACCGCCTCGGCTTGTTCCAGGCGTCGCGCATTGGCTTGCTGCGCCTCGGAGTGCCGCCGCTGATCTTCCAGCGTGAGGTTTTCGCGGAGTGTCCGGACCTGCTTGTCCAGGGCCTGATACTCCATCCAGGCGTCGCCGGCCTTGTCCGGGTCGACGGCGCGAAACTGCCGCCACTGGTCGGGTGTGACGGCGGAATACTTCTCGAGCTGCAGTTCCAGCCCGACCAGTTCTCTGCGGTGCCCGAGCACTGCTGCATCGCGCTGGACCTGCTGCGCCTGTGCGCGAACGGCTTCCTCGGCCTGGCGCCGCTCGTTGGCGAGCGCCTGCGTTTTCGCCGTGTAGTCGGACTGCATGAGAAAGCGGTCGCGCCACTTCGAGCCCTTCGGGACGCGCAATTTCTCGCCGTCGGCCTCCAACTCGTCGAACTCTTCGACGCCACCGTCGTCCGCGTCGAACTGCGGTTCGTCGGCCGGCGGTGTTTCGGCGGACGGGGTCGTGGAGAGTTCCGGCGGGGCCGCCGAATTGTTCTCATCGCTCATCTGGAGGGTTCCTGAAATGAAAAAACCCGCCGGTTGGCGGGTTCGGTTGGGGAAGCGGTCGGTCAGTGAATCAGCAGCACCAGGGCCTGCTCGTCGTCCAGTTCGGCGAGCTGTCGGGTCATGTCATCAAATGCCAGATGCACGCGCGCGAGTTGCGAGCGCGTCACCTGCTGGCGCAGCTGTTGTGCTTCACGCAGTTGCGCCTTCCACGCCGCGATCTCCGCGGCTAGCGTGTGCGGCTGTTCGGGCGCTAGTTCCTGCGGCCCTGCGATTGGCGCAGGCGCTGTCGACTCGGGCCGCTGGTGCGCTGCCGGTCCGTGGATGGCCTCGCGTACCGATCGCGGATCGAGCGGGTCGTAACGCCGTTTCCTGCCGCTTCCCGGCCCGCCCACTGTGACAGCCGGTGCGGCAACGCCCCCGTGGCTTGCTCCAATTCCAACAACAACGCCTGCGCCGGCCGCCGCTCCGACCGCCGCCCAGAGCGCCGCGCCGGCCATGGACGACGTGCTCGAACCCGTCGCTGCGCCTAACGCGCTCCCCACCGTCGCGGAGTCTCCGACTCCTGCCGCCGCGCCTGCGCCAGCGGACGATCCGACTGCCTCGGCCGTCGCGGCACCGACACCTGATGCCGTCGAGGTGCCGTCTGCCGCGCCGATCGAGCCAGTCGCTGCCAGCCCGACCCCGTCAGCAGTCGATGAGCCAGACGCGCTACCGACTGCTTCGGCGGTGCTGGCGCCGATGCCGGTGGTGCTGGTGGTGCCGGTTGCAGAGCCGATCGACTCCGCAATGGAAGCGCCGACGCCGGCGACCGACGCCGACCCGTTGGTGGCGCCTAGCGCCTCCGCAGTGGCTGCGCCGATGCCCGCGACGGACGCGCTACCGGTCGCGGCGCCAGTGCCCTCCGCGATCGTCCCGCCAGCCGTCGGGACGACGCGCCGACGCGCTGGCTGTAGCCAGGCTCGCCGGAATACGCCCATCGATCAGCCCAATTCCTCGATATAGATCACGCCGCTCATCGTGAGCGAGTCAGCCGGCGCGCCCGTGGTGCGTAGCACGAGCGACGTGTTGCCCTGACCGACAATCGGGCGGGTCTCCGGTGTCCAAACGTACGTGTAGCCCGCCCTCACATTGAAGGCGTCGGCGTGCACGTTCGTGGTGGTGCCGGTGGTGGCCAGCGTGGTGTTGCAGGTTTCGGCTGAGAACCCGGCCGCCGCATCGCTCGGGTTGAGCGGCGTGGGTGTTGGCGTAGCGCCGCCTGAGCCCGACGAAGTGAAGCCCCGCACCATGAGGAGCCCGAGCTGTTCGTCCTGCGCATCCGTCGCGTCGGACGATTGTCCGATCGCGACTGCGTGGATCACGCACGGCTTGTCGTCGGCCGGCCTGATTTCGAACAAATCGACCTGTGCGGTGACCGCCTGAGCGGTGAAAGCCACGGAATACATGCGTCCCATCATTCCCTCACATTGCGAGCAGTGCGTTCATCGAGCGCCGACGGCGCGGAACATCGGAAGTCGCAGCGCCCCCGGCGGCATTGATGATCACGGCAGAGATCACGCAGTTGGAGCTTGAGCTCGCCACTGCCGTCACCGTGTCATTCCACGCGGTCGCGCTGTCCCGGTACTGCAGGTGTCCCGAGAGCGACCCGAATTGCGTCATCAGGTCCAGCAGCTCGGTGAACGCGGGCGAGGCATCGGGCGTCCACGAGCGGTCATTGGTCGAGGTCGCAATCGCCAGCACCGTGCAGGCACCCGCACTCGTCATCGTCGGCGTCGTCACGGTAGCTGTGCCGCTCGACGCTTTGTCCGCATCCGCCACCGGCGATGAGGTGTTCATCGCCGTCAGCCGAACTTGCACGGCGGACTTGTAGCGCGCGCTCGCGGACCACGTGACCGTCGCCACGTTAGACGCATGCCCCGTCGCATTGCCGCACACCCACCACTCGGCCTGCGCCCCGTTTGCCTCAATCGCGGCTGCCGTCTGCCGCGTGTAGGTGTTCCCGGCGGTATCGCTCACCCCTGTGATCGTCTGACTGCTGTAGATCTCCATGCACATCGCGCCAACCGCGATGACATCGCCGCTCGATGTTGCAAGCGCCTGTGTCGCGCAGGTCGTCGAGCTGCTGTCGGCGACTCCGGCGGCGGCAGCGGCGTAGCCCATATCAGCTCACCGTCGGCAGGTCGTCGGTGAAGCGCACCTCG